CCTTCTTGCCTGGGGGAGGCAACAGGTAGTCCTGGTAGCAGTTCATGCAGTCACATTCGCGATGGCTTTCCCACTTGGTGATAACCTGATCGGGGGTCTCGCCTGTGATTCTTGCATAAGCCTCAGCGCGTTTCACGATCCATGCATATGTATCACAGTAGTTGTGGAGACAGGATCTGGCCTCGCCTTTCGAAAGCCCGGATTCGCGCTTATTCACACATCCTTCCGGATGGAAAGAGCACCTTGAAACACCCGATGGACGGCTGTCCCTCTCGATACAGGACATTATCTCCCTCTGCAGTTTGAGAAACGCCTCGCAGGTCATTGGACCGCCCCCGCGTACTGGAGGGCCTGCTGGATCTGCCGGACCAAGTTGTTGGCCTCTTCGGAGGTCATATCATAATCGACGCCATACCCAGACCAGCGGAGGGCCAGACTGACCGAGTATCCATGCATTTGAGAGACGCCGGCGGAGATCATGCGCCCGCCTCCTGAGCTTTCCGGTATTCCTGATGCACCCTTTCTGATTCTTCCTTCGGTTTCACCCTTCTGTATTCGGTCCGGTCGGTCTCCGGGTTGTACCTTTCCCTGTAGAGTCCCACGGTTATGGATTGCAGGTCCTTTTCTTCGTCCAGGGCCTTAAACTGCCGTTTCTTGGCGGTTTCCAGGTCGGAACATACGATCACCTCGGTAGTTGAATGGACTATTCTGACAATCCAGACCCTCGGCAGTTTTTCGGTCATACGCCCATCTCCCGCGATTTGCCCTCGGCCTGCTGCCGGACGGTGCCGCGCAGGCCGTCGAGCTCGCCGGCGATGTGCTGCAGCCGCTGCCTATATGCGATGCCGGTGCCGGACTCGATCGCGGCGATCATGTCGTCCAGGACGGCCGAGACCGCGCCCAGCGACCCGTAGAAACTGCACAGGTCCGCGAAGGACTGCACGGTCTCGGTCATGCGCCCGCCTCCTGCCGGCCGCACGGCCGGTACTCGATCAGCTCGACGTCCTTATATTCAACTGTTACTTTCATTTTATTACCCTCCTCAGTCGTAGCAGAACCGCAGCGTTGCGGAGTCTACATCCAGACGCTCGGCCTCGCTCAGTATCTCCTGTCTGAGCGCATCGTAGTTACCGGTTTCATCGCCCTCGATCGGGGGCAGCTCGGCATAAAGTGTAGCTTCATTCCCTGCCTCGTCTATCGCTTCGCATCTCATGTAATCGCAGGACTCGCCCGGACGCTCAACGGATTCGCCGCTTTCATACTCGACATTTATGATCTTTGTGTTTGCCATTGTATTTCACCTAATGATAGATATACGTTATGTGTATAAATAGTTTTTGTAATCAAGCCTCAACATAATGCCAAATGTGGTTTTCCTCGTAGACGACCCCTGCGAGTTCCAGGGTCTCCAGATCCTCGGAAGAAACGCCGGAAACATCGATGATGTCGAAATCGTGTTTATCGGACCAGCGGATCCGCGCCTCCTCCACCGCTTTCGCGGGAACGGACGCAGCGGCCCGCACATCGGGGACGGCGGGCAGGGCGGGGGCGAAATTATCGGCGGGCGAGCCGAAAAGTTCTACGGTGCGCCCGTCGTATGTGAGCAGGACGTAGTGGGCCGCTTCGGCCGGGCGGGACGGGATGTAGCGCACGGCGGCGAGGTCGTCGAAGCGCACAAGCTGCGGAGACGGCCCGACCTGCTTAACGGCGGCCGCCTCCCCGTTCTCGCAGCCGATGCATCCATAGACATACTGCGGGTCGCGGATCATTCCGGGGCCTACGCGGAGGTCCAGGTACGGAAGCGGTGCGCCCGGATGCCGGCGGGCGGCGCAGGCGAACATTTCAGCTATATTATTAATCATCTCGGTCTCGTTCATTGTTTTCTCCTCTCAGATACACACTCTGGTAGATCCTGCGCTGCTTATACCAGCGGAGACCGTAGAGACGGTCCAGGTCGGCGTTGATAACCGATGTCTTGACCGTGGGGCGGTCGTGCCGAAGCACTCCCGTCTCATAGTCCTTAAGCGTGTCGCGCAGGGTCGCGAACGGATAATCGCTGCCGTGCAACATCAGCCATGTTCTGCCCTTGTCCTTCGTTTCGCAGCCCTGCGTCTCCAGCCACATCGAAAGCACAGAATTCTCACTGCTCGACAGCACGGTGTCGGTTATCGAATTGTCCGCTATGTTTCCGCGCGCCATGACGCGCCGGTACGCCTGCAGCGACTGCCAGACCAGCCATGAGCGGAAATCCTCGGTGCGCCAGTACTGATAGACGGCATCGGTTATCTGCACATCCGCAGTACGTAAAATATGGAAACGGCGGTCCAGCCCCGAATCCCGCTGGAATACCGGGCGGTCGTTGGATGTCATGACGATCATCGGCTTGTCCTCCGGCATGATCTGGAACGACTCTTTTCCTTTGGGCGTGACCTCGTACCGGACGGCCGAGGTCAGCGCTTTGAGCTCATTGAGCGCATAAGGGGAGAGTTCGCCGTCTTTTACCTCATCCACTAAAAACAGATCCTTATAGGCATAGGCCAGGTTGAACTGTGAGCGATCGCTGTTGGGCAGATGCCCTACCCAGCCCCTGTCTCCGAGGATGTCGCATATCAGACTGCATAAGTGCGATTTGCCGGATCCGCCCGTACCGTAGATATACAGCAGCGGGGAATAGCGCCGTTTTTTATCGAACAGAAAACACCCGAAGCATTCGAAAAGAACCTCCAGAGCGTCAGGGTCGTCCGCGAAGAGTTCCCGCAGATACGGATAGGCGGCGCATGAGGGTTCCGGCAGGTCCTTCCACGAGGACACAGCCGACCACGGCACCGAAAGACGCGAGGTGCAGAACACCCCTGGATCCCCATGCGGAACGAATTCTAGACTGCCGAGGTCCAAAAGGCCGTCCGAAAAGGCAACGGAATACGGCGACGGATGTTTCAGTTCGGAGGTCAGGTGGCAGTCGGAGAGCATCCCGTTGATGTAATTGCGGTCGGTCGCGGACAGATACGGCAGGCCTTCGCGGGACGCGTCCTTCCATATGCGGTTACGGACGGAGGAGGCGGTCACGGTCGCATAGCAGAGCCCGTCATAGGTCCACAGCTTTCCCGTCTGCGGATCGGAGTAGTACTGCGGGCCGTAGCGCGCGGTCACGGCGGCGAGGTCGAGCGCGGCCTGCCCCCGGTTGTTGAGACGCACGAGGGCGGTTCCTTCGGGTTCGATAACATACTGCGGGGCCGTTTCGGGAGGCGGTGCAGGTACGCTTTCATTGGTCATTATCAGGATAATGCAGTTCGTATATATTGATTTATTTATTGGAAACCTGAAACCCGATGATCGGGACAAAGCAGGTGTCTGCCGAAAATTAGTATATTATATCATCTGTAGATGATATAATATACTAAAGGAAAAGACGGATTTTACAGTTTACCAAACACCCCCCCTTTTTATCTTAGCATCTTTTTTTTTTATTTTCTTTTCCTTATTTAATTTATCTCCCTATATGTATATAGTAAAATAGTAAAATAGTAAAAAGCTATTTAAAGAGTATTTAAAGAAAAGGCCTTTACTGAATTGATACCGAATAAAATATTAGAAAATCAAGTAAATTAAGTGATTCCTAAATCAATGTGTCCCTATATTACGCGCGTAGCGCGCGCCTCCACGCACCCGCGATAGAGAGAAAATCGGCGGGTCTGAATCAACATTTATTTATATCTATGATTGATATATCAGACATATGAGCAGAACCGCAATGTCTCCGTCGCAGAGACGGATCAATGTCTGTTGCACCCTGATGCCCGTCGATATCGACTATATCGACGAGCACCGTGACGGCAAGTCTCGGTCGGGGAAGATCGCCGAGATCGTGAGCGAATGGGTGGCCGAAAGGTCCGCCGAGACGGAGGTGCAGACGTCATGAGCTACTGCAGCGGGGACGAATACAGCGAGCGCATCGCGGGAGCATTGGAACGCATCGCGGCGATCTTGGAAAATCCGAAGACGCACCATAAGACGGGCGAGATCGTGCGCGGCGGCCGCGGCGGAGACGTGCAGGCCGCCGACAAAGGCAAAAAGGTAGAGAATAAGTGACAGCGTATACGTAAGCGCAAGTGCGAAATATTTACAAGTTTGCAGGAATCAAAATGTCTGACAGCGAGAATTCCGAAGAACAACCGGCACCCGAAAAGAAAAGCGGCAGAAAAAAACATGCGGCGCCGCCGAGAGAAAACTGGTTCGATTCGGAAAAGGCGGTGGCCGCGCAGAAGAAATCGGCAGAGGTCAGGCGTCACAAAGGGGACATGCGCGAATCGGCCCGCATTTTCGCGCGCATGGCCCTGAGGGCCGGACCGCAGGCATCGATCGAGAAGATTAACAGTCTGGCCGAGAGCAAAGGGGCGAATCTGTCGCTACTCAATGAGACGGTGCGCACTCATTGGGTCAAGGCAATGAAAGGGAACCCGGCATCGACCCGGATACTGATGGACCTCATGGGTTTCGGTTCGGTGGCGGAGGTCAAGGTCACGGAGACCGACGAGACCGAATCGCTGAAGAAGCTCAAGAAAAGGCTGGCCGACGACCCCGCTCTGCTGGACCGTATCATCAAAGACGGCCGTGACGGCAGATGAGGTATACCGACGACGAGCTTCAGATGCTTATCTATACCGCCGAGCCGGTGACCTGGGCGCATGAGGTCGTGGAGCCGGCCATGGGCATCGTCATGGATCCGTGGCAGCTGGATTTTCTGGAGGACCGCTCCAAGGCCATATTGCTCAACTGCCACCGCCAATCGGGCAAGTCGCTGATGACGGCTGTCAAGGCCCTGCATACGGCGTTATTCCGCGACGGTTCGCTGACCGTTCTGTTCAGCCCGACGCAGAAGCAGTCCAACGAGTTGTTCCGCAAGATCCGTGATCTTATCCACCTCATACCGTCCTACGAGAAGATGCTGAAGGTTGACAACATCACTTCGCTGGAGCTGACCAACGGAAGCCGGGTAGAATCCCTGCCGGCCACCAATTGGACCGTCAGAGGGTATACTGCGGACCTGGTGGTCATTGACGAAGCGGCAGGTGTGGACGACCGCCTTTACGCCGCAGTGTCCCCCATGCTGCTAGAACGCAACGGGCAGTTTATACAGATGTCCACGCCTCACGGCAAACTGGGCCGTTTCTGGGAGGACTACAACCGCGACACCTGGAAAAAATACGAGGTCCGGGCCTCGCAGAATCCGAGGATGCAGGCAGGACGTTACCTGGAGAGCCTTGGCCGTCCGCGCGAGGAGTTAGGCTCCCGCATCTACAGCCAGGAGTATGAGTGCAGATTTCTGGGCGATCAGGAGGGCTCGATATTCAAGCGGGCGTGGTTCCGCTATACAGATGTGCTTCCCGAAGGCGGAGAAAAGGTCCGGTTCTGGGACCTGGCCGCCACTGCGGCAGATCTGAAAAAAGGTAACGATCCCGACTGGACGGCAGGGGTGCTGATGAACTACTGCCCGGATACCGGGCAAACGTGCATCGAGGATGTGGTTCACTTTCGCGGTTCTCCGCATGAGGTAGAGCAGATGCTGACGAATGTCCGCAACCGCGACGGCCCGTATGTCCATATCAGGCAGGAGCAGGAGGGCGGCTCTTCGGGCAAGATCGTGACCGCCGCCTTTGCGCGGACCATATTCCGGGGGTGCGATTATGTGGCCAGGTCGCCGGTCGGAAAAGGGGACAAGCTGCAGCGGGCCAGCCCGTTCGCGGCAGCGTTGGAGCGCGGAGATGTGTCGTTCCTGCGGGCGGATTGGAACCGCGAGTATGAAGATGAATTATGCGCCTTTCCGCTGGGCCCGCATGACGATATGGTCGATGCGACGTCGGGCGCCTATACGGAGGTGACCGAGTACCAGGCCACTGCCAATGCGTGGGTCGTTTAAATACTGGGGACATAATATGCATAGCATGAGTATTTTCAGACGCAAACACCGGACCGAAACCAAAGGGTCGGCGAATCTGGACCTGGCCAATGCGGTTCTCGGCCGGCAGGACCTGACAGACAGCGCATCGCAGATGCAGGTCGGCTATGCGTCCAACCCTTACGTCTACCGGGCGGCCACCTTGGTGGCCACCACCATCGCCGGTATCAGGCCGATGCTTTTGGACAAAGATGATAATGAGGTGCAGGCCGCCGGAGACCCGCTGTCTGCACTGCTGGCCAATCCGTCGCCTGGTCACACATGGCGCGACCTGATTTACAACACGGTCATGTCCAGGATGCTGACGGGCAATGCATTCATTTATCGGGTCCAAGTGCGCGGGCGTACGCAGGAGCTTATCCATGTTCCGAAAAGGTGTATAACCTACAGGCCTACCGGCAACCAACTGAACCCCGTGCAGGACTGGCAGGTGACGACCGGAAGCGCGGTTGTTACTGTGGATAAGGCGGATATGCTGTTCATCCACAGTTTTGTCGGGGCCAACGACGTCTACGGAGTCTCGCCGCTTCAGGCCGCCTCTGCGTCGATAGTACAGCAGAACAATGCGCGGACCTGGAATGCATCGCTGACCGAAAACGGGGCCAAGCCGTCGCTGGTCATCTCTACACCCAAGTCGATGGACAATGTTCTGTTCAAGCAGTTCTCGGCGCGTCTCCAGGCAGCCTTCGGAGGCGCCGGCAATGCGGGCAAGGCCCTGGTGCTGGATGATGGCAAGACGGCCACGGCGTTCGGATACAACCCGGTCGACATGGACTATTCGTCGGGTATCACCGTATCGGCACGCGAGATCGTACTGGCAATGGGTGTTCCGCCGGAGCTGTGCGGAGACAGCGCCAACAAGACCTACAGCAATGCGCAGGAGGCCAACAAGGAGATGGTGGACCATACGATCCGCCCGTTAATGCAGGAGATCTACGATAGCATCTCGTCAGCGCTGATCGTGCCGGGGCAGGGGCGGGCCGTCAGGGTCGGCTACGACACTGCCCCGCTGGCAGACCTGCGCGGTGACTTTGCGACCACCATAACTGCGGTTCAGACGGCTGACTACCTAACCACGAACGAGAAGCGCGCTCTCCTATCCTATGCGCCTGTCGACGGCGGAGACACGGTCCTCCAGCCGATGGGCAAGGTTCCGCTTGCAGAATTGGCCGAGCCTGTGCCGGCAGTGAATGACAGCGATGTGCCCGATGACAGCGGCGGCGGAAGTACTGACGGTCAGCAGTGACCTGCGGGCGCACCGTGTCGACCTGCCGTACAATGCTCTGCTGGACGGCAAGGCCGCTACTCGCTCGCGCATCCAGGTGGTGCTGGAACGGGTCCAGAACACCAATGCCCGGTCCATCGCGTACAACTACAAGCGCATCGGCTCTTCCCTTCACCGTGATATAAAGGCATTTGACAATATCCCTGACGCATTGACCCTGGCAGAGACGGTCTACCGGTATGACAGCCTGCAGTCGCGCATCCTGCAGGATGCCTATGACCGGGTTGCTTCGCAGGTTCTGCCTTTGGTCACGGGACGCGGCGGGACGCTGAAGTCATTAACTGACTTGCTGTCAGTTAAAGCGGACGATGATGTTTCTGTGGATGAAACAGTGTTCCGTCTCCAGGTGCTGGACTATATCAACAGCCAGACCGGTATCCACATCCAGTATATCGACGAGGCCACTCTGAAGCAGATCCAGCGGCTCATGCGCGCTTCACCTACCGTGGCGGATTTCCAGAAGGCCATCGACGTCTATTTCCGGGCGGATTGGCCGAACCGCTCGTATACCATCGCCAGGACCGAGAGCCATAATGCGGCCATGGCCAGTGTCGATTACTCCGTCCGCAACACCAATGTGGACCGTGAGAAGACCAAGACCTGGCGCATATCGGGAAGCAATACGCGTCCGACACACCAGGTCATGGACGGCGTGACGGTGCCGTTCGAGGATCCGTTCAAGGTACCCAACAACTATGGCGGGACCGATACGATGATGTTCCCCGGCGATACATCGCATGGGGCAGGTGCAGGCAATATCATCAACTGCCGCTGCTGGTATACGCAGGACTATGCCGACTGACGATTTAAGATTCATTTAAATACTTTTTCGCTCATGTTGAGAACATGGATAGACGCAGTATTTCCATCAAGGCTGTCGGAGATCCGTCGGCCGACACGGGGCTTTTCAGCGGTGTCCTGTCCACATACGGAGGTATGCCCGACAGTTATGGGGATATCTGCGATGCCGGGTGTTATGACGCCACCATCGCCAGCAAGGGGACCAAACGGGTGCTGCTCTGGCAGCATTCCTGGGATGACCCTATCGGGAGTTTCGAGATAACCGATGCCACAAAGGCGCTGACGGTCGAGGGCAGTTTCAATCTTAATGTCGCCAAGGGACGGGAGGCCTACGCTCTGCTGAAACGCGGCGACATCTCCGGGCTATCCATCGGATATACCGTCGATAAGTGCGATTACGACCCGGACGGCACGCGCCACCTCAAACAGGTAGACCTGTGGGAAGGCTCGCTCGTGACGTTCCCCGCCAATATCAATGCGACGGCGGAGGCCAAACAGATGAACAGAAAACAGATGCGCAAATCGCTGGGCGGAATGCTCTTTCTCAAGAAGCTTTCTGCCGACGAACGGGCCGCCGCTCTCGCCGAGATCGAAGCGGTGCTGGCAGACTACAGCGACGGAGACGGGACCGATGACGGCTCGGACAGCACCGATAACGGTGCTTCAGACGGACCGGCAAAGGCCACGCCAGCCGGCAGTGAGACCAAACGCAGTGCGACCGACGGTGTTGCCGAGGATGCCGACGAGATAAACAAGGAGCTCGGAAAGACCGCAGCCATTCTGCGGCAGTTCAAGGAGGCAAAGATCTGATGACAGACGAAACTCTGGAGAGTATCAAGAAGATGAACACCGAGCTTACCGCGATGTTCAAAGACTACAAGGGCATGGGCGAGAACTACAAGACCATGCAGGGGCAGGTCAGCGACCTGTCCAAGAAACTGGACGAGACCATCAAGGCCTACGACGGAGAGCTGGTCGCGCTCAAGACCGGGATCATCTCCGCGCCCCCGCAGGGCGCAGGAGCGATAAGCCCTGAAATGAAGGGCATGATCGATTACCTGAACACCGGCGAGAACAAGGCCGCCGCGATCTCGACGGTCGCCAATCCGACCACCGGGGGCTATGTGGTCCCCAACACGTTCATCGCGCAGGTCATTCCGAAACTGCGGGACAGCGATAACATCAGGGCCAATGCCGAGGTCATTCCGGTCAATGGCATGGTCGCCGATCTGCCGTATGAGATCGACGAGGGGGAGACCATCTGGGTCGGCGAAAGCCAGACCCGCAGTGCGGACGGCTCCGGAACTATCGGTCTGGCCCACATTCCCGTTAATGAGGTCATTTCCAAGATCCGGGTGTCCAAGCGCCTGCTCATGTCGAGCGCTATCGATATCGAGAACTATCTGGTCTCCAGTCTGACCAATAAGATGGGACGCGACACCGAGGCCGCATTCGTGAGCGGCGACGGATTCCAGAAACCCTACGGGGTCTTCACGGATCCAACCGTGGGCACCGTTGCCAGCGGCAATGCGTCCGCTCTGACCGCCAACGGCATCATCGACCTCGTGGGCGCGTTGACAAGCGCTGCGGATGCGAACGCCAAATTCTACGGCGGACGCGGTGCGCTGGCCGCTGTCATGAAGTTGCGGGACGACAAGAATC